CGCCTGGGCCAAAAGGCATGGGCCTGGTACCCAGCTTGTTTACTGGAAACCCCGATCAAAGTGTCACTATAAATACTAACTGTATTGCTATGTATGTGGAAACTGACGATGCTGTCAGGGGCAAATATACAGAAGCAACCACTGGTATTCAAGTGCCAGACAAAAAAATTATAATGGGATAACATGCCACCAGTGCAACGACAAGGCGATCCAAACACAGCAGGGGGAACAAACACCAGTGGTGTGAGTTCGGTGCGAGTGAACGGAAAGCCTATTGTTGTTGATGGCACAGTGGTCAGTAGCCATGCACCCTGGGGAAGACCTCATCCGCCGCATGAAGCTGCTACCACAACAGGCGGCGTGGGCTCTGTGCGTGCAGGCAATATTCCGGTCAATGTTGATGGCAATGCTGACACATGTGGTCACACTAGAACCGCAGGTTCGGGCGATGTAAGGGCAGGCGGATAATGGGTTTGCTTACTCCACTGCAACTTACTGCGGCTTCGGCATTATTGGATAATTCTGGCATTGCGTTAAATTCAGAATGGCAAGATCAATTGCAGGCTTATCAATCTACAGAGTTGATTGCCAACTGGCAAAACGCTGTGAATTATTATAATTCTCGCAGTTGGAAAACCGACAACACTCTGGCTTTGTTATTGAGAATGGGCGCTTCAATTTTCCCGGCGCTGGGCAATAGCATTCCAACTGGTGCACCAACACCACGACCCATTGAAGGTCCAGTAACAACAGGATTTGTGGGCCTGATTGAAAATACTGGAAATTTATACCTAGGAGACGGTAACGTAGGTAAATTTGCTCTTTCCTTCATGGCAGCACAAGGGTATATCAGTTCAACCAATGTGTTTATCAACAGCGCAGTAAATGCACAGACCTATCTAGGTCCAACATTTACCAACATGAGCAATCTAACAACCAACAATATCAGTGCATTGAATTCAAATCTAACTGGGTTTGGGGTGGACCTTGGCAATCAAGGCCAGCTTACTGACATGCAAAACCTCAACAACTATGGCACACCTGCAGCACTGTTGAAACAAATTTCCAAAGTAGCTGGCTTACAAGGCGGCACATTGAAAATAATTGAAGTTGCGTTAATAGCTGTTGGACTAACCAAGGCCAACATACTAACATTGATCTCAGGGTCTAGAGACGCCAATCCCACACAGTTTGATCAATACCAACGATTGGCTTATACTGGCATGACCAATGTTGTTGGTGCTGACCTCCAGCAAGTGTTGAGTATTTTAGATGTTACAACTCCCAACATCGCAACACTAGCAGACTTATTGGATCAGAAAAAAATATTTCCTAACAGTTGGTCTACACTTACAACTCCCACTGTTAACGGACCCGTGCCGGTTTATCAAGACAACGGCAGTACTAATTTTGCACTGGCCACAGAAGTAGCTGCATATTTGCCTACAGCCAGTGGTTGCGAAGAGCTTGGAAAAATAATTCCTCCCGGACAAGCTGTGGCAAATAAATCTGTCCAAGTCGGACTGCAACAAATCACTGGTATTGCGTCAACTACCTTGCCCAAGCTTGCACAAACAGTTTTGGGACAATGCAAAAACGTATGGTCAGTTAATAAAATTTATCTAGCCGATAGCTGTGTGGCCAATGGCCAACCCATACCCACTTATTATCGAGCACAGCAAGATGTTCCTGCTGGCATTGATATCAACAACACTGATTATTGGTTGCCCACATCGTTGGGTGGCATCAGTACCATGGCAGGATTACCAGACATTCAAGCACAAACTACAGCGTTGCCTGCTGAAGTTGTTGCATACTATGATACTCTTGCTACAGGTACTGGACCCAACGGAACATTGACCACATGCGATTTATTTGGCACTGCTGCTGGCAGCGGATACATTGAAAAATTAGCTACAGTTACAGGAATAATCAATTCTTTGAATTCAATAGGTGAACTAAACACATTGAAAAATGTTTACATTAACATGTTGTCAGCAACCAACGATTCTCAAATGTTAAGCTACATCAGTGCTGCCAATACTAACATTCTTTCTATTAGTACAAATTATCCAGAAGCTGCCGGAATAGCAAATACTGCATGGATGTGGATGGCTACAAAACTTGCTACAGAAAAAAACAATCAAACCAAAGCTGGCATTGACTACGATAATTTGCCAGACAACAATCAAACCAGTGTTTATGGATTTGTGCAAAATCTACCGCAGTACGGACTTCAAGTTGATGCTTGCGGTGCAGGTGATTTCCTGGATCAGGTCGCTGACCTTTCTGTAATCGGTGGGCAAGCGATTGTTGGAACCATGCGCGAAGCCAGAAACAATCAACGCCTTGGCGCCGCACAATTGGCGCAAAATACCACACCTTCCACAGGTTTTGCAGTAACGCCTGCGCCTGCAGTTGTTCCTGTAAACTAAAGTATACATTTTTAGGTTAGTACACACTTACCCGAAAACAGTTGACCAAAAATAGCTATTTTGCTATAATAACAACATGAACAACAAAACACCAGTCGAAACGCCCGAAGACGAGTACACCACAGGCATGGACATTGCTGACAGTGTCGGGCTCATTGCTTTGTGCGTGTTGATTGTGCTGGCACTGTCAATCTAACGGTTGACCAATATTTCCCATTTTGCTATAATTGAAACATAGCGTAACAAAACAGGAGTTTGAGATGAATATCAAAGACGTCAATTCTGCGATTATTTCTGGCATTTACACCAACGACGATCTCAACAGCATTGCTGAAGCACTAAAATATGCTCGCGCTCAACTTGGAAAATTAAACCGTCGTGGCATGTTGCCCGGCGACACTGTGCGGTTTACCAGCAACCGCAACGGTATCACCTACACTGGTACAGTGACCAAAGTCAAAATTAAAAACGTTCTTGTTCGCACCAACGCTGGCATGTTCAACGTTCCTGCTAACATGTTGGAGGCAGTTTGATGTTTTGGGTGATTGATAAAAAAGGCGCCAAGTTTGTGTTCAAACGCATCGACGATCTGTTTGACTTCATTGCAGTTTGCGGTGCAAACAACATTGTTGAAGGGTGGGCAGGGATATGAACTTCCGGCAGTGGTGCCGCGAAAAGTGGTTTGAGCACAAAGACGAACTAGAAGCGTACGGCCAGAAATTGCCATATACTTCGCAAGAATACTTTGCCCGATACAAATTCTGGCTCAAGCGCGAATATCGTCATCAACACAATGCAAATCGATAAAAGGTGGTATGTAACTATGGGACTGGATCAATACGCATACGTGGCCGCAAAGGCCGGGCAACGAGAAGAATTTTACGAAACGTCAGAGTACAACGAAGAAACCAAGGAGTGGGTTAGCAAAACTGCCAAGCCCCGTGAAATTGCCTACTGGCGCAAGCATCCTAACCTGCAGGGATGGATGGAACGGTTGTGGGAACACAAACTGGCCGCCCAAGGCCAAATTCCCGAAGCAGGACAATTTGGTAGCACATTCAATGGAGTTGAGCTAGAGCTTACATGGGAAGACCTTGACGCCTTGGAACGGGCTGTGACACACAACCAACTGCCCGAGACCACAGGTTTCTTCTTTGGCAATCCTTCTGATGAGCATTATCGCGAACAGGATCTTGCGTTTATCCGCGAGGCCCGAGCAGAGTTGTTCTTGGGACTCAAAGTATTTTACAATTCCAGTTGGTAATGCTCAAGCAAGACATCCTCGACTCAAAAGGCAACGTGTACGCCACAGTTAAGTTTGATGGAACCATGTTGTCATTCTGCAACTTACAGCCATACAATCTGACCTTTGTCATGGATGCCCGAGTGGTCGAGCAACTGCTACCAATTTTACAAAGCATCAAGTTAATTCAGTGGACCGGAGCCGTAAATAAATGATAGATTACACAGAAGATAGGTTTATTGGAACTATGGCATCAGGTTGGATCCGCGACTTGGAAAGTTCTGACAGTCGTTTGCATAAAGAGGCAGTGATTGAAAAAGCTCTCATGGCTGCAAAGCTAGGATCAGCAGAAGCGCAGGCGTTCTTGTTCAACTGTTACCAAGCCTACAATCCGTACTATACATTCCATGTCAAACAAGTACCAGAAGTTAGCGA